CAAATGACCCATAGTTGTGGGTTCAATACACGAAATTCCACTTAAACTACAAATTGCAATTTTATGAACTCCACCAGTATGTGCAAACGCAGGTTTAATTATTTGTGATGAATAAGGAACTGATGCAATCGCAAGTGCAATAAGTCCTAGTCCAAAGAGTATTGCTTTTGGTGTTGTTAAGTTTTTCATTTTATCACTCCTTCCTTTTCTTTTTTTTTTAATTTAGTCGGATATCTGACCGAATGTCCACCTTAAGCCTACCGAAATGTCCGCCCTAGAGAATACTAAAGATACTTAAAGATATTTAGACCTAAGTAATCTAAAGTTAAATTTACTCCACTTCGTTCCGTAAATTTTTCATAAGTATTTAATCTTTTAGGTTCTCTTTAAAAGGCTTCGCCTTTTTCTATAAGATTATAAACTATAAGATATCTATATACTCTTAAAGAATACTTATAGTTAAAATCACCTCGTTATCACTCGGTGATTTTTTAAAAGATACTTACGATAAGGTTCTTTAAGATACTATAAGTATATATAGTACTCTTAGGTTCTCTTCTAAACGTGCTATCGCACGTTTTTCAAAAGATATATTCTCAAAGATTATTATGATGTTTTATGGAACTCTATACTATAAGTATATATAGAGGTATTTGGATGTCTTTTAGTACTAAGAGAATATATAGAACGATGAACCCAATTTTCAAGAGTTGGGCAACATGAACTTTGGTTACAAAGTGTTACAATAAAAGGAGACTTAATTATGGATAACCAAGTAGGTTTTATAGGTAAAGACGGACAACAAAATTGGCGATGGAAAGTCAGAATTAGAATGACATTTACTCATGCTAGTTGGATTGAAGTTCCAGAGAGATGGCAAATGTGCATTACAGAAGGTGACAACATTGTTTGGAATGATACTACAAGCCATCCACTTAGAAATGTAGGAGATGAAGTTTGGGTAGTAGCAAAATGGCGACCAACTATTCTAGGTCATAAAAGAATGATGGATGGAGAGGGAGCTAATTTTGAACCAGTAGCAGTTGATGCATTTGGAAAAGCAATAGCTGAACAAACTACAGCTAATAAAGAGGGGATGACGAACTATTCAGAGCAAACACTTTATGTAGACTTCAACCAGCAAGACAATGTTGGACTTCCAAATCTATGAGTTCTTCAAACATGATAATCTGCCCTAGATGTCATTCTACTATTCAGCCAGTGGTGGTGCATGGTCACTACCAATGTCAAATCTGTAAATCTAATATTGATGATTGTTGCTCAGGTGAGACGTGCCAACCAACTCCAACAATGTCTACCCTAAAGGAAGAAGAAACAGTCACAAGTAGTGAGAATTTTAGTTCAAGTTGAACTTTTATTCGCTACGCATAATTTCACTACGAAATAATTTTAGTTCCTAGAGAACTTTTTTCGCTCACGAATAATTATCAACACTTAGCTGGTAATGACTTCCCATCTCGCTCTTCAAACATCTGTACGATTGAGTTTGCAATTGTATTGCCTTTAATGCCTCTATTTTTACTAAACTGAATGTCATTAAGATACACGAACTTGTGACTATCAATACATACTACTCTTATAGCTGAAGCAACTTGTGGCACTTCAAATCTAGAAATCACTCTATCAGCCGAATGTACTAAAGATGGAACGATTAGCATTGCAAATAGTATAGCGATTAGTTTCTTCATTTTTGCCTCCGTAGAAAAATAATTTTAAATAATACTATGGTTAAGCTTGTGTCGATTTGACAAGGCTTTTTAAATCTGAATAATCAAAAATATGTCAATTTCCTATATGTTTGGAAGGTCATTAGAAAAAACTTTTGACCTTCCACATACTAGATGCAGCTGCTGGAATTTGTAAGGCATACTGGATGCTGCGATTGTCAACTGATAAAAGGTCAGTTGCCCAGTAACTCATTGATTTTACAGGATTTTTCGCTTGACACAGTAGTCAGTTTCTGATACAATTCGTAACATCATCAAATCTTTAAATCATAGTCTGGCAACTGCTGCATTTTTGCAGCTATGAGAAATTAAAATGACTTTGCCATCCAGACAAACTTTTAGATTTTTGGTATAATGCGAAAATTCTCAACAGCTATAGGAGAGACTATTTGAGAAACAATTATTAAATAAGGAAAGGAAAAAAACATATGAGCATAACAAAACAAATTTTATTTCAACAAGAAGAACTAGAAGAAAAACTTAATCAAGATACAGAAGAAATTCTTATTGAGCATCCCAATGAAAAATCTTTTACAACAGATTTTCAACAGTCTTACAACAAAGCATCACCATACGAACAACTGACGTACAAACAACGTACAAAATAGTACAAATAAGTGGACAAAGTGGCAACAGTGTCATTTTGTCCTATTTGTACCCAGTCAGTACCACATATGACCATATTTAGTACAAAATTTTGGACTAAGTGTCTCATATGTGTGACTTTGGTAAGGTTTATAGAAAAAAAATAAAAAAAAGACTTGCAATAAATACTATATATTTGCGACAAGACACTATGAATAAATTTAGTCTAAACATAGAAACGATTTTTTTCAAATTTTCCTACCTTAGAATAAACCAAAATTCATATGACTAACTAAAGGAGAGATGCTTTTGAACCTGCAAGACTTAAAAATTATTAAAGACAAACTCACGAGACAATTACTGTCATCCAAAGAGTATCAGCATGAAATGACCATGATGACTAGTGGGATAGACAGATATCAAAAGAACAGAGATAGACACAACAAAGACAATCCTCTGTTAAACAAACCAGTAAGCAAATTGTTTGCTAATGCTTTACCAAAGATTATTGAAGCTCTTGAAGAGACACTTCGTCAGAATAACAATAAAGACACTAAGACTTATAAGAAAGCATGGACTTATTGGTTAGATGATTTAGATATTGCCGAAGTATGCACTTCTGCACTCAATGAGTGTTTCATTGGCACACTGAAGGATGACATCAAGCCACAAACAGTTGCAGAAAAGATTGCTGATTTAGTCCTATACCTTAAGTTCAGATTAGGTGAGCTTCAGAGATTAGAAAACGATGCTGTCAAAACTGAGCTTAAGTACATAGAAAAGAAAGCTAAAGAAAAGTATCAAAACCAGATTAATATAGTTAGATACATCACAAAGACTGTCAAAAGACGATGTGACCATAAAGTTCAGTCAGCTTTGTATGGAAAACATATCCACGAACCAAATTATAACGAGAAGCTATCTATTGGATATAATGTTTTAAATCATGTGATAAATCATAGTGGATTGTTTGTTGTGGAAAAGGACAACGATTGGAAGAATGGTAAGTTCGTTACTCCAAATATTTTTACACTAACTGATGAGACAGTAGATGCAATTTCAAAAGATGATGCAGTTCTACAAGGTATTAATCCTAGATATAAAGTGATGTTTGATAAACCTTCTCCAGTTGGTGGCAAATATGGAACTTCTGGATATAAAAGCCATGCAGTAAGAAATACAATTAAACCTATTAAGAGGATGCAGACTGAGCAGAAGAAAGCTTACGAAACAGCAACCTTAAAAGGAACAATGTACAGCTTTGAAAAAGGTCAAAACTTTATCCAATCTGTACCTTATGCAATCAATACTTGGATTTGGGAAGTAATCTCTGAAGATGTCCAAAATGGCAGAACTGCAGGTGATAACTGTCCTGCTACCAAGAGATTAGAGAAGCCAACTGAGAAAGAGTATTCAATAGAAATAGGTGCTGGTGGTGCAGAATTAGATAAAGACCAAAAGCTATCATATTATATACATTGCAATGGTATTGAGAAGTTTAATAGAGCAGTTAAGTCTAATAAGTCAGTTTGGGCATTAGACAAAAAAGCTGTTGTAGAGATATTAGAGCATGAAGAAAATAAATTCTACTTACCTATCCAACCTTGCTATAGGTCAAGAGTTTATAATCTTCCTCACTTAAATCATCAAAGAGAAGACAGAGTTAGGGCAGTATTTAACTTTTATGAACGAAAGCCTTTAGGTGAATTTGGTTTATTCAATTTAATGGTTCACATAGCAAATTGTGGTTCATTTAAAGTAGGTACTGCTCAACACAAAGTTGATAAACTATTAGATAAGGCAAAATGCCAATGGGTTTATGATAACTTCAGTAAGATAGAAGCTTGTGTACAAAAACCATTTGAGAATGAGTGGTGGAGAGAAGCTGATAAGCCATATATGTTCTTGGCAGCTTGTCACGAATTTATTCAAGCATTTTATAATCCAGTTGGTATGGAACATTTCAAATCTGGACTACCTTGTACTTTAGATAGTTCATCAAGTGGTGTTCAATTATATGCTTGTATGCTTCGTTCAACTGAAGATGCAAAGTTATCTAATTTGATTTATGAAGAAGGTCAAACTGTAGCCAATGATGTTTATGGAGTAGTTGCAAAACTTTGTACGAAATATGCAAAAGAAGATGTTGATGAGTTCCTAGATTTAGAGGATACAGATAGTGAAGACTATAGGAAAGCTCAATTAGCTAAACTTATCTTAGACTTTGGTATTGATAGAAAGTTAGTCAAAAGACCTACAATGACACGTCTTTATACTGCTACTTTATATGGATTTACTGAACAAATTATGGATGACACGATGACACCTATATTTAATGAGGTGCTTCAGAAGAAGAGAGAAGAGCATCCATTTAAAGATAAGAAAACATCTTTTGATGCAGCTAGACTTATAGCTAGATACATCTGGAGAGCAATAGAGGAAACTCTTCCTGCACCAACTATAGCTATGGGAATTTTAGAAGAATTAGCAGGAGTTATGGCAGCTGAAAACAAACCAGTAATATATACAACTCCTACTGGATTTCCTTTTATAAATGAGACTTACAGAGAAACAACTTCTCAAATAAGTCTAGCATTAACAGATGCTAAAATTGAAGATGTTAGAGAAGTAAAGCCTAGTATTACAACTACACATGAAGGAAGTATTGATAGAGCAAAAGCTAAATCAAAAATCTGTCCAAATTTTATACATAGTTTAGATGCAAGTCTTTTAATTTTAGCAGCTAACAAGATTGAAGATGGTAATTATGGTATTACAGCATTATCAACCAATCACGATGCCTTTAGCACTCATGCAAGTGACTTACTTCAACTTAAGATGGTGCTTCAGCATACAATGATAGAGATGTTTGAAAATAACAATCCACTACAAGATATATTAGATGAGAACAAAGCTATAAGTGAAAATCCTCATCTAATACCAGAAATCCCAGAAGATTTAATTGGTGATTTCAATATCAATGAGATAGCAAAAGCACCATTCGCTTTTAGTTAAAATGGGTTAGAAATTCTAAGCCAAATCTTATTGACGGAGTTGTGTCCTACAATTTCGTGATTTCCAAATAACGGAGAAAAACTTTGCAAATGTATTTAGATGCTTTGCTTGACTTTTATCGTCACAAGTCAAGCGAGGAAACTCTGCGAGTAGATGAACTTGCAGAATTAGATTGTCGTGGTCTGAGTTTAGACAAATGGCAAAATAATAGTGACGGAGAAATAGGAGATACTATATATGGCAGAAAGAATAGCCTTTATAACACCAGTTGGGGAGAGTAAATATCCCTACATCCAACAGCCAGATACTGCTTTTGGACAAAATAAATATAAGACTTCATTAGTTTTAAAGAAAGCTGATGCTGAACCTTTAGTAGAAAAGTTAAAACAAGCTTGGATTACAGAAAATGGAAAAGACACCATTGGTAAAGCCAAGATGCCTTATAAGGTGATGGATGATGGTCTTTATATTTTTAATATGTCTTCAAAGATAGAACCTAAAGTATTTGATACTGCAGGTAACTTTATTACTGAAGACCTTGGACTACGAAGTGGTTCAAAACTTCAAGTTAAAGGCACTATAGCCACTTATAATACTGGCAATAATCAAGGTGTCTCAATGTACTTGAATAATGTGCAAGTCCACGAAGTCGTTAAGATGGAAAATTCAAGTCCATTTGAAAATAAGGCTGATGGGTTTGTCCATAAGTCAGAAAAACCTGCCGATGAAGCAGCCAACCAAGCAGACTTCTAATTTAGGTTTTCGCAGTGGCTTAGAACGTAAAGTAGCTAGTCATCTGGAAAGCAAGAAAATTCCAATAAGATATGAAGAGGATGTACTTCTGTACACAATACCAAAACAAGATAAATCTTATTGTCCAGATTTTAAGCTTCCAGATAACAGCTACTTGGAAGTTAAAGGATGGCTAAAGCTATCCGACAGACAAAAGATGATACACGTCAAGAGGTCTAATCCAGACCTTAAGATTAGGTTCGTTTTTTCTAATCCAGAGAACAAAATTTATGCAGGTTCTAAGACAACCTATGGGAATTGGGCTGACTTCAATGGTTTTGAGTGGTGTTGGGCAAACAACATTCCAGACGATTGGCTTCATCCCATAAATATTAATGACAACGGAGTAGATATTGAGAAGACCAAGCAAAATGCAAAAGGTTCTCCACCACCTAAATAGTGGAAAATCCATAACACCTCTAGAAGCTTTAGGATTATATGGCAGTTTTAGATTAGCAGCTGTTGTACATTCTCTAAAGAAAAGAGGGTACGATATTATCACGAATATCAAGACTGATATGAATGGTAGTAGGTATGCTGAATATAGTCTTTCAGACAGAGACAGCAACCAGTTAGAACTTAGCTTCTAACATCAAACTCAAGACATAGATACGAAGATATCATCGTGGCAAGGCTATGACTATGCACCAGACCTGATGTGCATTTTTTCAGAGATATTAGGAGAATAAGAGATGGCAAAAGCTAATCAACATTTGCCTTGTCCATGTGGAACAAGTTCAGATGCATTTAGTTATGATAAAAATGGATGGTGGAAGTGTTTTAGTTGTGGACAAAATTTTAATGAGGAACAACTTGGCGAAGGAGCTATCAAAGCAAAAGTATCTTCAAAGAATAAAGCCAAGCCGAAAGACTTACTCAAGGGAGAAGCAGAAGCAGTTAAGAGCAGAGGACTTACAGAGTTTTCATGCAAGAAATTCCAATACCTAAAAGGTCAAGATGACAATGGTAGATGGTGTCAGATAGCAGTTTATACAGATGAATTTGGAAACCCAGTAGCACAAAAAGTACGTTATGCAGATAAGACTTTTAGATGGGTAGGAAATCCATCCAAAGCAGTTTTGTACGGACAGAACTTGTGGGAAGGTGGAAAGAGAGTTGTCGTTTGTGAAGGTGAAATAGATACAGTAACAGTTTCACAAACATATGGTTCACATAGATGGGCTGTAGTTGGATTAAAAGATGGAGCAGCATCTGCTGTAAATGACATCAAAAACAACTACGAATTTCTATTAAAATTTGATGAAATAGTCTTACTTTTTGACAACGATGAAGCAGGAAGAACAGCGGCTAAAAAGTGTGCTGAAATCTTGCCAGTTGGTAAAGCAAAAGTAGGACAACTAACTGGGTTTAAAGACCCAAACGAAGCACTAATACAAGGTACAGCTGGTATTATAAGCACTTCAATATTTGAAGCAAAATCTTATAGACCAGATGGGATTGTAGCAAGTGCTGACCTCAGAGCTGCAATAGGTCTGGAAGAGACTGCTACAGCTTCCATAAGTTATCCTTGGAGAGGGCTGACAGACATGACAAAAGGTCTGCAACTTGGACAACTGGTGACTATTGCAAGTGGCTCTGGGATTGGCAAAACAACTTTAGTATCTCAGATGGCACTTCATCTTCATAAGCTTGGAGAACGAGTAGGAATGGTGATGCTAGAAGAGCATAACAACTTTACACTTAAGAGGTTGTTAAGTATTCATGCTGAAGTTAATCCAACAAAATTTAATGAGAAATATGAGACTGAAGAAAGACTAAAAATCTTTGATGAAGTCTTTGCAGACAAGCCAATGTATTTTTATGACCACTTCGGCTCGTCAGATATAGAAACAATATTAGCTAGAATAAGATATATGGCTAAAGCACTTGATGTTAAATGGGTGTTCTTAGACCATTTAAGTATTCTTGTAAGTGGATTGGCTACTACTGATGAAAGAAAATTAGTTGATATAGCTTTAACAGCTTTGAGGACACTTGTTGCTGAACTAAATATTGGTTTGGTTTGTGTCACTCATTTGAGAAGACCAGACGGAAATCTAGGTCACGAAGGTGGAGCAAAAGTTTCACTAAATCAATTACGTTCCTCACATAGTATCGCACAACTCAGTGACATGGTGATAGGCATGAATGTCCTAAAGGATGAGCCAAATTCTGACATACGAGAACTAGTACTTCTTAAGAACAGATACACTGGTCAAACTGGCGATTGTGGATTTCTTGGATACGACAGAGAACGTGGAATTTTAAAGGAGATTGCAGGAAATGACTTGTTCAAAGTGCAAGAAGCTTATTAAGCCAGATTGGATTGCATACAAAGATAGTCAGACAACACTTTGCTATGAATGTATAGATGAAATTGAAGAACCAGCTCACATAGATGAGGATGATGGTTCTTGGTTAGCATCTGCAGGAATGGGAACAGATGAAGACTATGAATATGGGTATTAGGTTAGCATTTGATATTGAAACAGATGGATTATTAGATGAACTAACTAAAGTACACTGTATAGCAATTAGTAATTTAGATATTGATAGCACCTATACCTATAAACCAGATGAGTTAGATAAAGCTCTTATTCATTTAGATACAGCTGATGAATTATATGGTCATAATATTATTGATTTTGACCTTCCAGCTTTAGAAAAAGTATATAATTGGAAACCTAATTGTACTGTCAGAGATACTTTACTTTTATCTCGTATGATTTGGTCAAATATGAGTGACAGAGATTATTCTCAAACACCTAAAGATATGTCACCACGTTTGTATGGAAGCCATAGTTTAAAAGCTTGGGGATACAGACTTGGTGAGCATAAAGGTGATTATTCTGGTGGTTGGTCTGAGTGGAATGATGAGATGCATCAATATGCCAATCAAGATGCCATTGTTACCAAGAAATTAGTTGAGTTAATCTTATCTAAAAAACCATCACAAGATGCAGTGGAACTGACACATAAATTAGCTAACGTGTGTCAGCAGATAAAGAAGAATGGCTGGAAGTTTGATTTAGATAAAGCCTATAAGCTACTGGCAACGCTTACGGAGAAGAGGGAAAATATCCGTTCAGAATTAGATACTCTCTTTGAGAATTGGTACGAGTTCCTAGAGGAACGAATACCAAAAGTGAATGCTAGGAACAAAACGAGGGGAGTACCTTTTTCTGCAGTCAAACTACAGACTTTTAATCCCAGTTCACGTCATCACATAGCAAATAGGCTTATAGATAAATACGGCTGGAAACCAAAAGTTTTAACTCCTTCTGGTCAACCAAAGATTGATGAAGCAGTGTTAAGCACATTGCCATATCCAGAAGCTCAAAAGATGGCTGAATATTTCTTGTTAGAGAAACGAATTGCAATGTTATCTGCAGGAAATCAATCTTGGCTAAATCATGAGAAGAATGGTTATATTCACCATGATATAGTTGTTAATTCTTGTATTAGTCAGAGAGCTTCGCACCAAAATCCAAACCTTGGTCAAGTACCAGCTGTAAGAGCTGCCTACGGAAAACAGATTAGAGATTTGTTTACTGTTAAAGATGGCTTTGTATTAGTCGGTTCTGATTTGAGTGGATTAGAACTTAGATGTTTAGCACATTATTTATCGCCTTATGATGGTGGTGAGTATGGCAAAATATTATTAGAAGGTGACATACATTCAGTCACTCAAAAAGCTCTTGGTTTAGAAACAAGAGACTTAGCCAAGACATTTCAATATGCCTTAATTTATAGTGCTGGTGTTGTACGACTAGGTGAAATTGTAGGTGGTGGAGCAAAAGAAGGAACTGTCCTCAGAGACAGATTTTTTAGACAATATCCTGCCTTTAAAAGGCTTCGTAATGACGTTTTAAAAGCTGCTGAACGTGGCTTTCTTAAAGGGTTAGACGGAAGGATATTAAATGTTCGTTCAGCCTTTTCTAGCTTAAATTTATTGCTTCAAAGTGCAGGTGCAATTCTCTGTAGTCAGTGGGTTGTCCTCATGGATGAAGACATGAAAAGTGCAGGTTATAGGCATGGATGGAATGGTGATTATGCAACTACTGGTTGGATACATGATGAACAACAAATGGCAGCAAAGAAGGAGATAGCAGAAGATGTCGGTAATAGATTTCAAAGAACAGCGAAAGAAGCTGGGCAAACGTACAAATTCAGATGCCCAATCGAAGCAGAATATAAAGTCGGTCAAACATGGAAAGATACTCACTGAGTTGCTTCCAGATAAGTCAGACGAATTAAATACACTAATCCCTATAGAAACAACTGATGATGGTACTACTGAACTATTATTAGCAGTAACAGAAAGAGCATGGGTTAAACCATTTTCTGTCAGTTCTAAATATGCAAGAGACAATGCATTTCCAGTTTCTATAGCAGTCATCGTTGGATTTATTTCAACTGAGATTGCACCAGATGTATTTAGCAGACAATGGCAAGTTACAGAGAGTGGAATAAGATTTCTGCAAGACTTCAAACAAAATTATTCAGAAGAATTATTAGAGAAGTTTCGTCAAATGAAAGAAAATGACGATGAAACCAAATAAACCTTTTGAACTTCTAATTGATGCTGACACGATGCTCTATCAGTCAGCATTAGCTTCAGAAGAAGAAATTGAGTGGGATAATGATATTTGGACACTCACTGCTGATTTAAAAACAGCAAAAGATTTGTTTAATTCTCAGCTTACAGACTTAATTCATTTATCTGGATGCTCACTTTATACTCTTTGTTTTACTGGTTCTAAGAACTTTAGAAAAGATGTTAGTTCATCTTACAAGCTCAACAGAAAAGGCAAACGAAAGCCAGTTGGTTATAAGCAACTAAGAGAATGGGCAATGGATGAAGGACTTACAAATGAAGCCAAAGGTCGTGCTATTTTATGGGATAATTTAGAAGCAGATGACGTAGTTGGAATATTAGCTTCAGAACCTAATCCTAAAAATCCTAGAGTGATTTATTCAGTTGATAAAGATTTAGAAAATGTCGCTGGAGTTCATTTTAAAATAGATAAAAAAGATGATTTTGTTCACCCTTTGTTCTTGACTATAACACCCAAAGAAAGTTATAAAAATTTTCTAAAGCAGTGTTTAATGGGTGACCAAACGGATGGCTATATCGGAGTAAGAGGATATGGCGAAGTTAAGTCCAATAGACTTATAGAACAAAATCCAAACTGGCGAACTGTACTAAACACTTACATCTCAGCAGGTATGACTGAAGATGATGCAGTACAGACTGCAAGGTTGGCTCATATACTTCACTGGGATGATTACAATATTAGTGAGGGCAAAATTAGATTATGGCAACCAACAGAAAATCAAACAACAAATATGAAAGATATCGTGTCTGGTTGTACCGAAACTTAAGAGATGAAAAGAGGGAAAATATGGAAACAAAAACTAAAAATATTGAACAACAAGAATACCTCGCTAAAGAAGCTGGTTTTACATTAGATGAGTTTAGTAATGACCAAACAAATATAGTTACAAGTCCACAACATTACACTCAGTTTAATATTGAACCCATAGAGTTTTTGATGAGGAACAAACTAGAATATTGGAGAGGAAGTATCATCAAATATGTTTGCAGAGCAGGAAGTAAATTCCAAGAGGGCAAAACTATGAAGCAGTCAGAAATTGATGATTTAAATAAAATAATTGAATATGCACTGTTCAGAAAAAGAGAACTGAATGGTGAGAATATAGTATTGGGAGAAAAGAAGAGAAATGAAAAAAGAAATGATAATTTCTCTGCTTCTAAAAAATCTTAAACAAGCACATCAAATATTAGAAATCTTTGAAGATAAAGATGAATTTAATAAGTACTACAAAGCTCTAATGTTTGAGTTTGATGACACAATAAAACAAGCAGAAGAATTAATTAATACAAGGACAGCAGTTTAGAATTTTATCCTTTCGCTAAGCTGCTCACTTAGGGCAATCAGAAATTAATCTGATTGTCCTTTTTTTCCCACTAAATTAACCAGAGACGGAGACAGAATTTATGACATATGAGCCATCTACAAGGGCAAAAGTAATAACAAGAAGAACGTACAACAGACCATTAAATGACGAAGCAACAGAATTTGAAAGTTGGGATGAAACAGTAGGTAGAGTAACCACTCACCAGAGGTGGCTTTGGGAACGAGCATCTGGAGAGCATCTTAATATGTTTGAACGTGATGAATTAATTGAATTAGCAGGATTGCTAAAAGATAGAAAAGTATCTGTAGCAGGTAGGACATTATGGCTAGGTGGTACGGACAAATCTAGGAAGCGAGAAGCTAGTCAGTTTAATTGCTCATTTAAAAGAGTTGAAACAGTCCATGATGCAGTAGACTTATTTTGGTTGCTACTTCAAGGATGTGGAACTGGATTTATGCCAGTAACTGGACACCTTAATGGTTTTGCAAAGCCAATGAATATTCATCAAAACTATTCTGAAAGAAATGCAGACTATAAAGGCAATCCAAATAACATTGAAAGTTATAATCCAAAGACAAAGATTTGGACTATCAAAGTTGGAGACAGTGCTGAAGCATGGGCAAAAACTGTAGGAAAGATTATTGCTCATCCTTATCCTCAAGCTGAAACTATAATCATAGACACAACAGACATAAGAGGTGCTGGTAAAAGAGTTGATGGTTATGGTTGGATATGTACTGGAGATAAGCCATTCCAAAAAGCAATGTTTGATATTTGTATGCTCTTTAACAAGAGAGCTGGGGAGCTTCTAACAGCTGTAGATATCGTAGATTTGATGAACCATCTTGGTACAGTTCTAAGCACAAGACGTTCTGCTGAGATTGCCTTATTACATTATGGGCATCAAGAATGGGAAGACTTCTCACGAATGAAGAAAATGCATTGGGAAAAAAATCCTCAGAGAAGCCAAAGTAATAATTCTATAGTCTTTGAGAGTAAGCCATCTCGTAAAGAATTAGAGAGCATCTTTGACATCATAGAAGATAGTGGTGGTTCAGAACCTGCTTTTATTAATGCTGAAACAGCACGAAAGAGAGCTAACTGGTTTGGCGGAACTAATCCATGTGCTGAAATTCTTTTGAGTGGTGCAGGAAGCTTTTGCAACTTAGTTGAAGTTGACCTAGCAAAGTTCAATGGAGATTTTAAAGGATTACTTCGTGCAATATATTTAATAGCTAGAGCAAACTACAGACAAACTTGTGTCAACTTAGATGATGGCATTTTATCTAAGGCATGGAATGAGAGTAACAACTTTCTACGTTTATGTGGCACTGGATTAACTGGAATTTGTAGATGGGAATATCAAGATAGTGCAGACCATTTCCTAGCACTTAAGAAAGAAGCAAAATTAGGTGCTGAAAGTATGGCTGAAGACTTAGGACTACCAAAACCACAAGCTGTTACTACAGTAAAACCATCTGGAACTATGAGTAAAATCATGGACACAACCGAAGGAGTGCATAAGCCACTAGGAAGATACATTTTTAACAACGTAAACTTCCAATCAGATGACCCTCTAGTTAAGAAGCTAGAAGCTGCAAACTACAAAGTAATTAATAATCCATATGACAATACTGGAAGCATAGTTACATTTCCAGTTAAGTGGGATGATGTAGAGTTTACAGATGTTGATGGACTAGAGGTAAATATTGAACCAGCTATTACACAGCTGAATAGATACAAATTGCTTATGGATAATTACGTTGACCATAACTGCAGTGTAACTATCAGCTACAGTCCTGAAGAAGTTCCACAAATGATAACGTGGATATTAGATAATTGGGATAGCTACGTTGGTGTAAGTTTTCTTTATAGAAATGACCCTACTAAGTCAGCCAAGGATTTAGGTTATCCTTATTTGCCACAAGAAGTTGTAAGTAAAACAGCCTTTGAAGAATATATCAGTCAGCTAAAAGAATTTAATTTAGATGACCAAGGCATCATGGTTGATGAACTTGAAGACTGCTCAACTGGTGCTTGTCCAGTACGATGATGTGGAACATTGTCAAAGTACCATTCATGCTTTGGCTGTTAATGATAATCTTAGCAGCCTTAGCGAATGACATTTGTGGTGGTTGTGTTGCTAAACAAGGCAACCTTCTCACCATCTGTTGTGGGTATAAAAAATAGTAAAGAATTATGGATTACTTGGAATTAGCTTTGTTTTAGCATGGCAAGTATATTTAATGTTTCCATCCATTTTATATTGTTGGATTAAATATTCATGTCCTTTGTAAAATACTTTTCCATAATGATTATCATTTTGTGGCACGAAGTTTCCCTTCATCAAAACCTCAAGACATTCTTTAGAACTTATATCACCAGCACCTATCATTGTACTTTCATCTCTTGTAACAGAATTACCATAAGCATCTGACCAATAGCCAATCTTAAAGATGAAGAAGGCTATCACTAATCCAAAGATAAATATTTTCATTATCACCCAGTATTAATTATCATATTCACATGTAAAGTTTAGGATTTCGTGCATTGGAGAGCTAGGAAGAGGATAACGCCATTTAGAGTTTTTATCTAAGGGTTCTTCGTCACTAGCTCCACCACCCATTGGTTCTTTGTATTTGATTAAAGTCAATTCTTTCATCTTAAATATGTTACAATCACCTTGCCAATATCCAGACAATGACAAACTATCTTTTATTGGTTTCCCAAAATCATACAAAGTCCAAAAATAAACATACCCATCATGTTTCCTAATCGTCTTAACATCGACATAGAAGTCCACATCGAAAGTTTCATCAAGAGAACTTTCAGTTAAAATTAATGTCCATTCTGCATCAGCCTTTATTACGTTAATGCAGAACATATAAAAGACGACCAAAGCTACAGCTAAAATTCTAAAAACTTTTTCCATAACAAAAACTTAAACCAAATAAATAAAGGAGTAAACTATGTGGATACCTATTATCCTCGTGATTTGGTCTGGTGTTCCAGAGTGGCACATATTGCCACCACCAGTTAAACCATATCCAACTCAAGAAGCTTGTCATCAAGCAATAGGAACTGCAAAAGATATTATTATGTCTCATCCTAAATATGAGAAGGGGATGCATCTTTGTGTGAAGATGGAATACCCAGAGCAAACCTAGAGCTATTATCAAATCTTCCTACCTAAGAGAGGACTATAGAGAGCCTTAGAAACTTCGTAGACAATAATTAAGGAAGATAAAACTATATGAAAATACCAGATTATACATTGGCAGCCTTAGAGCTTATCGGACAGAAACTCCCAAGTGAAATACTAAGAAGCATAATAATTACACTTGTATGGATTGGTCTGGGCATATTCATTGGGATAAATATTTAAACGGAAGAGGAACTATATGACAGACAATTTACAAGAGTTAGAAGAACTCATCAGAGATAAGCAGCAAGAACTTAACACACTTAAGCAAGAGTATAGAGACAAGAGAACATCTGGTCTTAAGGCTGCAATGGAAACAAAGAGAGAAGCAGAGAAATTAATCCGAGAGGAAATGAAAGCATTAGGTTACTTAAGTAGAGATAACGATAGCTGGAACTCTACAATCCGTTGGTATAACTTTTAATTCCAATTTTGTACGAACACTTCGGATGGAATACCAAAAAGTTTCAGAAAAAAATCCTAATGTCTGAGAGCATTAGATGCATTTTTGTAGAGCATCGGATACACTATCCGTTGCAAACATAACAAAAACAATAGCTTAGCATTAGATATACTTATATCTTTACCCAAAACTTTTAGGTTCACACTCTAAAACTAACCCCCAGTACCTTTAAAATTATTTCAAATTCAAAACAGAGCTAAAGGTGCTTGTTGTTGTTGTTGAGACAAACGAGGTGCGAGTAGGCTTCTGAAAAATTATAAAGATATTATCAAAAACCAAGACACGAACATTAATACAAATAATATTACTGAACCAACAACTACAGCCCAAATTCCCTTAAATATAAGGCTCGGAAAAAGAATAAGACCACCAATAATAAAAGCCCAAAGTAAAAAGTCCATTAAAGACAACTCTGGCACATTTGATATCAAAGGTAAATAATATGGCATTAGAAAGTGCAACTTACATTAGTGATTTAAACACTAGCAACCCAACTGCAACTGACGTTATTTCTGAAGCAGATGACCATTTAAGATTAGTTAAAGCTGCAATCAAAGCGACTTTTCCAAATATATCTGGAGCTGTAAATAGTACTCATACGGAATTAAACTTATTAGATGGGTTGGCAAGTACAGATATAGTTATGCCGAGTGGTTCTATAATTGTATATGCAGGTTCATCAGCACCAACTGGATATCTGTTTTGTGATGGGAGTGCAATCAGCAGAAGTACATATGCTACCTTATTTGGAATTATCTCAACAACTTATGGTGTGGGTGACAGCTCAAGTACATTCAACCTACCTGACATAAGAGGTAGGGTTGTCGCAGGTAAAGAAGCTTCAGCAAGTTTACTTACATCAGCTATTGGTGGTCTAGATGGTAATACTATAGGCAATACTGGTGGCAACCAAGGTATAACACTAACAGCTGCACAATCTGGTGTACCAGCTCACACTCACACACTAACAATGGATGCACACACTCATACATTCACTGGCTCACCACATAGTCATACTTATGATAAAACTGGAACATACGGAACAGGTGCTGGTGGCATGAGTTCGCATGGGATTGGTGAAAATTTACAAGATACTTCAAGCACTACTGCTGGTGGTACAAATGCAAGTGTAACAACAACTGGAACTATAGCCAACAATGCAACTGCAGATGCAAGTTCGGCACACGCAAACGTACAGCCTACGATTATTCTGAATTACTGTATAAAGACATAAAACAATGCCTAATATTCAAGTAAGAAACCTTGGACAAATAGGTGCTGTTCCAGATGCTAGTCCGTGGGATTTGCCTAACAATGGGTTTGATATAGCTCTAAATTGTCGTTTTGATGAAGGTAAGGTAAAAAGGTCAATAGCTTTTAAATCTTTAGGCACTACCACGACTTCCAACATAGGTAGATTTATAATTGGTGGAACTCAAGCATCTGGTTTTGACAGAGTAATAGTAGCTACTTCGGACTATGCTTTGTACGAATACACTCCGTCTACAAATAGTTACACCTCAAAACTATCTGGTGGTGGTTCTTACAATTCAAATGAACAATATAGTGGAATAGTTTTTGATAGTGGATTTTACATAACTAGACCAGATAGAGTGCCACAATACCTAGCTTTATCATCTGGTGGAAACTTTGGTGATTTAGCTAACTGGGATGCTAACGAAAGATGCCGAGTACTTCGCTCTTTTAACAGTTTTCTAATAGCCTTAAACATTACAAAAGTATCATCAAGTCATCCTACTATGGTTAAGTGGAGTGACTTAAAAGTTGATGGTGCAAATCCATCTTGGGATGAAACAGATGCAAGTCTATTAGCAGGTGAAAACACTCTTGCAGATATGCCATCAGAAATAGTTGATGGTAGGCAGTTAAGAAACTCCTTTTATATTTATTCTAGAAACCAAGTTTACAGAATGGAATATGTAGGTGGCTCTGATATTTTCACGTTTAATAAGGTTTTTGATAAAACTGGTTTAATAAATACAAACTGTGTAGTTGAAGTAGAAGGTAAACATTACTGTTTTGGATTAGATGATATCTATGTCCACGATGGAACTACAAAACAAACTATAGCAGATAAACGTGTACGAAACTTTATTTTCAATGGAATAAACACCTCTGACAATGCAGGTGAAGTATCTAAAGCATTTTTCGTAACTTATAATGGTGTCTCTAAAGAAGTATTGTTTTGCTATACCTCTGGCGATGAATTTGTTCCAGATGATTTAAGTGGAACTTCTAGATGTAACAGAGCTGCAGTTTACAATGTACAAAATAATACATGGTCATTTATAGATTTACCCAATGTTTCATCAGCTACGTCTGCAAGTTTAAATTTATCGGTAGCAACTTATAACAACACCTCTTTAACCTATAATAATGGTGGCTTCACCTATGCATCACAAGATGCACAAGATTTTATAAGAAGGGCAGTATTCGTAACCGAACCTCACGGAAGCTCAACCCATAATGTCAAAGAAATCGCTGTACTTGATAATGTGGACAGTGGTTCTATCGCAAAATCTGCTGTTACCAGAGTTCTTAATACCTCGATTGCGAGGAGAAATCAGATTGATTTGGATGAACAGGGAATACCCTTATCTGGATACAAAAACATCAGAAATATATATCCCCAAGCCACCATCACAACTGGTTCTTTAACATTTAATTTTGGAGCAAATGATACTCCAACAGAAACATTTTCATCATCCTTAACCAAAACCTTTACTCCAACAACTGATTACAAAATAGATACTCGTTTAGCTGGAAGATATTTAAATTTTGAAATCCGAGAAACTAACGGAAAAGATTTTAGTATTAGTGGTTTTGATATGGATGTTTTAACAACTGGAAGAAGATAATGTCAGCACAAACAAGCCAAACAGTAGAGATATACAATAGAGGTCAAAGACCAAATTTTGATGAGAGTATTGTTTATTACTTAGATAGAGAACTTCAAAAACTTGAGGTTGCAGTAAGAAATTTACAAGAAGCATTAAAAACTGCTGAAGACCGACTTACAGCAGGAGGATTATAAATATGTTAGGAGCATTATTAGGAGCAGCTCTAGGAGCAGGTTCAAGTTATCTACAAGCAAAAAGTCAAAATAAAGCTGCACAAAATGCACTTAATGCACAAATGGCAGGGTTCAATCTAGCAAGTCCATATTTGGGATTTGGCTATGGGCAAGGTCAAACAGCATTACAAAATGCATTAGCTGGTGGAATGTATCAAGGCAATACTATAGCAG